TCGTGCATGACCAGCTCCGAGGCCTGCGGGTCGTCGACCGTCAGATACCCCCGCACCATCACCCGGTCCTGGCCGCGTCCCTCCAGTCCTGGCAGCCGCTCGCCTGGGGCGCTGTCCCGGGTCACCGTCCAGGCCCGGAGCGCTGAGGCAGGGCCGAACACCGACGTTGCCTGCTCTGGCGTGACCACGAGTCGCTCATAGGGATGGACCTGGCCGATGTTCGGGAGGGTGCCGATCTGGCTCACGAGCCAGTCCGCCAGCGCCCGATAGTCGTCCAGCAGTCCGGCTGGCTGTGGCACGGGCTCCAGGAGGACATACTCTGACACCAGCACCATCGTCTCACTGAAGTGCACCGGGATCGTCTCCGCCAGCAGGCGTGCTTCCTGCCGCTCCAGCCACGGTGCGCTGAGATATTCGGCGCTGCCGGGAACGTCTACGATGGCGCTGAGGGTCTCCAGGACCTGATCCAGCAGATCCTGATACACGCGCTCGGACGCATGCGTGTCGTCAATGGCCATATACCCCCGCAGCCGCAGCCGGTGCACGCGCTCGACACTGGCGTTGCCGCGCCACTGTTCGGTGGTTGAGGCACGCGACAGGCACCAGTAGCGTAGCGTCTGGAGAGGGCCTATCGTCCCGTTGATGGCTGTCGGGTCGAGAGCCACGCGTTCATAGGGATAGACGTGTCCGATGCCGGGAATGGCCTCTAGGGGCTCTAGGAGCGCCTGCATGATGGCATCAAGGGGCATGATCGTCGTCCTCGTCATCGCTGCGATACTCATAGGCGTCGGCGCTGTAGGACGTCGTCTGCTTGGGTGGCAACAAGCGCGGCATGTACACGGTCACAGGACGTGGGCTCAGTTCGTCAAGGGCTGCCAGCATGACCTCTTCTGAGACCAGCGTAAGACTATAGATGGCACTCATGCCGTAATACCGCGTGAAGCCGAGTTGCTCGCCGCGCGCTGGCACATCGACGCGCAGCATGACCGTACTCCCGAGCACGGACGTCATGACCTGCCCGGCAATGGTTTGATGGCCCATCAATTCAACAATCGCAAAGCCGTCAATGCTCTCAGTGTCGCTCATGGTCCCCCCTGCAGCAGCCTCGCTGCCCGTGTCATGGCCTGCTGAAAGATCTGCGGCACGCGTGGCAGCACGGCATTGAACCCCTCCCGGAACATGTGCCGAGCGCGTGTCCCCCGTCTGGCGATGGCGCGCTGCACGGCGTAGGCGGCGCGTGCATGCCCCAGCACCCGCCGTGCCCACAGGAGCAGCGGCCCGATCGGCGCCCAGTGGGGTCCGGTGCCATATTCCACGTAAGGGGCATAGGGCGCCTGCGACGAGCTGAACACTTCCCCACGGATGGCCTCGACGAGGGACGTACCGGTCGTCACCCGGGTATTGATCGAGGCGCGCAAGATGCCGGTGGCACCCACGGGGGTGCGTTGCCGGACTTCAGCCGCCATGGTCTCAACGATGGTCTGCATGGCCCCGGCCGCTTCCCGGTAGAGGACGGCCCGGCTCTGCTCGGGTGAGAGGAGCGGGATGTCGGGGACTTTCAGACGCACGGTGATGGATTGTTCGGCCATATCAACCCACCTGCCGTATCTGCAGCTTCAGCCACGCATGTCCTGGCCCATCCCGCCAGCTCAGGACCATCCACGTCGTCCCGTCCGCCCGCTGGATCTGGTCGTAATGGCTGGGTTGCCACGTCACCGCCGCTGTCTGGATGCGGCACTCCTGGTCCAGCAGCTCTAACACCTCGGCGTGCAGCTCCCGCGCACTGTAGGCGCGGCATTTGGCCTGCACCGTGGAGGAGACCGGGGTATCGGTTGGTGTCGCACGTGCCAGATACGTGACCGTTTCCATGAGCGTGCCGTACATCCCCACGGCGTGCTGCGCTATGCTGTCCATCACGGCCTGGGAGAGCATAGGCCCCTCCTAATAGAGCTTGATCACCATGCGCTTCGTCTGCGCATCCCTGAGCGTGCCGGTGGGATCGAGCGCCAGGGCCATCTGGCCATACTGCGTTGACGCAAAGCCTTCGCCCGCCTTGCCACGCTGCAGACTGACGCTGGTATCGGCATCGCTGATACTGGTGGCGCGTGGGTCCGCCACGCACACGAAATGTGCCGAGAGCTGCGTGGTGATGGCCCACAGGAGCTGCTCATCCAGACTCTGCGGCCCCAGCAGCCGCGTCACGTAGCTCTCAGCCATGGTGATACAGGCCTCCACCTGGGCATCGGAGAGCCCCGTCGGACAGATGAGCCGCACGTCCTCCACCGTCACTGCAGGCATCGTGGGCTCCTAGCGGCGTCTGGTCGTCGTCGTGCTCTCTTCCGCCGGTGGCGCCTCCGTCGGCGTGGACGCGGGCGCCTCCGTCACCGGTTCGAGGCGATCACCAAACGCCTTCAGCTCTGCGTCAGTCGGTTCAATGATGTCGCCCGCGTTGTGCGCGACCGACCGCAGTCGGCCTTGCTCGTCACGCTCAAAACGCGACAGCGACGCTTGCAGTCGATACTTCTCAGCCATACCACCCCCCTCTCACGCCACACCGGTATAATGCACAATACCGATCTGGTTGGCCCCGTCGACCTTCAGTCTGGGCACGATCGAGCCAATGACGCGCACATGCTGCGCCAGCCCACCCATGATGTCCCAGGGGACATTCGCCGGGTCCATCTTCACGGCAACATCCACGGTGCGGCGTTGCAGTTCGACCAGCACCACTTCGCCCGCTGGCATCGCAAACGAGGGTTTGATCGAGACGATCTCCGGGAAGGATGCCTGGACGCGCCTGAGTACATTGGAGAAATTGTCGATGCCTTCGGGGGCGTGCAGCTGCCCGTATTGCAGCACGTTCATATAGAGCCCGTATGGCCCTGGACGGTTCAGCGTGAGCAGCGCCGTATACATGGCAAGAATGGTCGGATAGATATTGTCGGGGTCTGTCCAGGTCGCCCCGGAACCGATGACCCGCTGCGGATGTGTCCGGTAGCCATAGATCGTATTGCCATCCACTGAGAACTCTGGCGCACCACTGATCAGCCATTGCTCAAACGTCTCTGCCACGCTGCGCTGCGCTTCTTCCGCATAGGCGGTATCCAGCGTCCCGCCTAAGCGCTGCACGGCTTCGAGCTCGGTAATGTCAAACTCGTAATCCTCGAACGCAAAGGGCAGCGGCACCAGATGCGGGGTGACGGTGAGGCGCTGGTTATTGCCCGCGGCCGAAGCGCGCATGTCGGTGCTGGCGGGTTCCATCCGCCCGATCGCGGCATATTGGGACGCGGCGATGCCGACTGAGGGAATGGTGAGCGTCAGACCACGACTGGTGAGATCGAGCACGGCGCCCATGTATTGATCAGCGACGCGCAGCCACAAATTGTCGATCAGGAGCCACTGCTCCCGGAGCAAGGTCGCATGGGTATACAGGGTGTTGGCCTGACGGAGCTGCGTCGCGTGGAGGCGCAACTGCGCGATGCCCCGTGGGGAGAGAATGGACGGCGGCGGCCCCCCCTGGAGGGCCTGGGTTTCAAGTGCGACTGGCATGGAGCCCTCCCTTATTGGGCGACGATGCGCACGAGCAACCAGCCCGGCGACGCTTCGCCCGTGGTGTTTTCCGCTTCCATCGCTTCGGCGACGACCACGCCCGTCGTGGCCGCACGCAGCAAGCCATTCCCGGCAGACTCCAGCGGTGTCCCGTTCTCAATAAGGACACCCACGGCGCAGCGGGCAAAGATCCGTGCCCCGACTGAAGGCGCCAGGGTCGGCACAAGGTCGCCGGCGGCGTACGCATCGCTCTTGCTCTTGCCGAACTGCCAGTTGCCATCGGCAAAGAGCGGCGCCGCACGACCGGCAGCCGTGCTATGACGACGCACTTTGCCGTTATCGGCGCCAGCAGCGGCGATAATTTCGATGAGGTCTCCGGGTATGATGGCGCCTTGTGCGGTCGCATGGCCCTGGTTGCATGGACCCCAACGGAGGATATTCTCTGTCTCCACCGGCTACTCCTTCTTCGTGAGGATCGAGAGCGGCTGCCAGGCCTCCTCGCCGTCCGCCTGCTGGCGTGCAGCGGGCAAGCCCTGCCCGGCATAGGAGGCGTCCTGTGGTCCCATCGCGGTGAGCTTTTCGAGGTCCTCGATAGGCATGCCCTTGAGCGTCGATTCGCTGAGTGAGCACCAGGCATTCTCGACGAGTGCCTTGACCAGCGTTTGCTGGCGCGTCTCCTGCTCCCGCTTGAGCGCCAGCAGCGCCTGATCGGGTTCGAGGTTCGCCAGTTGGGCTTCACTCATGGCTTCGAGCACGCCCCGGTCGTGCTCGCCCCAGCGGGTGTCCGGGTGCGCGATGAGTGCCGTCACGCGGGCCGTCACGGCGGCGGTGGGTGCCATAGGGAGATCCTCCTTTCGTTCCTGGGTCACCGGCACATAGCGGGTGTCCCGCTGCACGTCTTGCGCATCGGCGGTGAGCACGATCTGCCCGTCCTGGACGGTCCAACTCCGCTGGAGAAGACGCTCGCCCTGGCGGTAGGTAAAGGTCTGGGCCGCCATATCGAGGGATTCGATGAAATACGGCGTGAAGTCCTGGCCCATCTCACGCGCCAGGGCCCCGTAGAGGGCTTCCCTCGTATCGATGTCCGTTTGGTACACACTCAACATGGGGACACCATCTGCCTGCGGCACCAGACGAAACATCGCAAGCACGCGTCTGAGTCGTGAGGCCTCTGTGTGCTCCACCGTCCGCTCCTTCTCGTTGAGGCGGGGACAGCCGCAGCCATCCGCCCAGGAACACGCGCCAATCCCTCCGGGCAACAGGGCCAGGTGATCGGCAATGAGATCCCGATGAATTTCCGTATACGGCACGCCCAGAAAGGTTCCCCGGCTTGTCTCGGCACTGCTGTAAAACGCCGTACTGACTTCCAGCGGGTTCTGTGTCTCGATCATCTGCATGGCCTGGACCGCGTCTCCACCGAGGGCCTGCACCTGTGCCACATCGAGCCACAGCTCCGCCTGGGCGCGGGTGAGCGCATGGGTCTGCTGCTGGAGCGTGAGGTACTGCGTCCGGTAGACACGGCCCACGCTCGGCACCTCGGGTGCATTCGCGCTCATGGGCGTGCCATCGTCGGCCATCGGATGGTTGATCACCAGGGGGATGCCGTCCCAATGACAGGCGCGGATTTCGTCGCCGGGCACGAGCCCGCCGTTAAGCACACCTTCCACGATCATGATGCAAGGCGCGACAACGTACTCGCGCTGATTCTGGGTGAGGCGCTGTGGTTGGACTGTGAGGGCTGTCTGCAGACTGAGGCGGCGTGTGGATCGTGGCATGCGTGTCTCGCAAAAAAAAAGCGCCACCATCCGGCGTTGTGCCAGGATAGTGGCGCTTGGTGCGTTCCAGAGGCGCGTCCACCCCTCTAGGAGGAGCGACAATTTTGGCGAAGTATCGGCGACGTCAACAGATTTGTCAAACGCAAACTGCTGTCCATCTCCACGGGCTGCCCCGCGAGCCGCAGTTCGCACTTCCCCAGATACCCCTGCTCGTTGTGGTGGAACGTCACGCTGCCGTTCGTGCGGCTCTCCAGCACATGCACCCAGAATTCGAGGACCTCACGCGTGACACCATGCCGCGCCAGGATAGCCATGAGCGACAGCGCGTTGTCAGGCATGACGCATCCTCCCACTGACGGCGCAGCGGCACATCGGATGCGCCGCTGGATACATGATCGGCCCGATGGGCGTCTGAAAGGGCACGCCCAGCGGCACACCGCCCGGATTCATGCCGGGAATGGGGCCGCAAATCCGCTGACAGAGCCGGTCGTCCGGCGTGACAATCCAGACGCGTCTGAAGCGCGCCCGATCCAGCAGCCCTTGCTGTGCCGCCTGGTACCAGAGCTGGTCCTGGCCCATCGCTGCAGCACTGATCGATTCTGTCCGCGCGATGCTCTCCGCTCGCAGTCTGAGCGCGCGTCTGGTCGCCGCGTGCACCTGACGCGCGATGGACGAGGCCTTTCTGCCCTCGGCTGTCAGGCGCGCGCGCAGCCGTTCCACCGCCTCCGCCTGGCGGGGCGTGAGGCCGACAATATCCTCCAGGGCCTGCATCTGCTGCGTCAGGGGCAGGCCCTCGTTGACCCCTTGCAGCAGCACCTCGCGTACCGCCTGCATGGTGGTCTCACCGATGCCCACAATCTGTTCCCCCGCGTACTGACTGATGGCCTGCTGTGTTTCCGGCAACCTGACGTTGAATTGCACCTCCACGCGGCTCTCCAGGGTCCGGCTGGTCTCCGGGACGAGGACCTCGGCGCTGCGCTCCACCGTCTCTCTGAGCAGCACGGGCAGGACCTCCCGTGCGGCCCGGTCGCCGTAGCGCTCCCACGAGGCACGCACGAGCGTCTCGGCGGTGATGAGGCTGCCACGCGCCAGGGCATCTTCCAGGGCGCTCTGATCGACGTGGGTACGGATGTCCCGAAAGATGCTCATCCACATGGTGCGCAGCTGCGGGTACAAGCGGTCCGCTTCCGCGTGCAACCGGCGCCAGGCCGGCACACGCGACGACGTGTCGGTGAAACGCGGCGCGGCTTCGGCGACGGTGAGGGTGAGGGGCATGCGTTACAGTTCCTCCGGTCCTGGACGGGTGTCCGGCGTCTCGTACTCGGACTCCGGTGGCAACCCGAGGTACGTGCTCCGGAACTCCTCCGGTGGCACCACCGTGTCGGCCATCCCTGGACCCGCGTATTGACTGAGCGCGGTGGCCACGTGCTGCGCGACCTCCGCCTGGGTGGCCGCGCTCAAGGCGAAGAGATTTTCCCAGAGGACCTGATACGGCTGTGCTGGTGTCGGGAGCGCCCGCAGGAGGATCAGCCGGTCAATCAGGGGCCTGAGCATCTGATGCTCGGCAAAGGTCGTCTGCCGGCGGCTCACGCGCTGCAGCCACTGTTCCTGGTCTTGACTCGAGGCTAACTCCCCACGCTCCGACCCGGTGAGGATGCGCTTCGGAATGCCCGTCGTCCCCGCAATCAGATCGATCAGCACGTCGAAGTGATCGCGTGGGCTGGCAGCCTGGCCGTTCAGTTCCTTGATCGTGGCCCCTTCCACCCGGATATAGTCCTTGAGGCGATACTGAAACTCCTCGATGGACTTCATGAAGGCCGCCTCATCGCCGGGCTGCAACTGGTAGTTGGGCAGCCCCTCTAAGCCAATAAGCCGGCCCGCCCCACGGAAAAAGAATTCTGCCGACCCGCCCACCACCTTGAGCAAGTCATCGAGCCGGTCGAACACGGGCTTGAGCCGTGGAATGCCGTACACCTCGTCGTCCAGGCAATCTTCCGCCACGTGCAGCACACGGCTGGCGTGCACGAACCCTTCCTTGCGCGGCAGCGTGCGGGAGGTGGACGCCTGGCCGCGCGTAAAATTGACCTTGTAGCGCGCCGGCTGGCCAAAGAGCGGCGAGGCCGGGTCCGTCTCAAAGGCGTCGATGGCGGCAAACTCCTCAGAGTACGGCGCCAGAAAGAGCACGTCGTCCGGGCTGCGCACTGGCCTCGCGGGCTGCGCCAGATCGGGTTGCCCGCGCAGGCCAATGAGGAGCACGCTGTACTGGCCCAGGTTGGCGAGCACATCGGTGCGCACCAGCCTGGCGTACACACCCAGGCGCATGACGAGGGACTGCCAGGCCATCTCAAACGGCGTCTGGACGTCGTCCTGATCGTCTTCCTCGACAGTCGGCGGCTGGCTCCACGTCGCTTCCGGGTAGGCGCAAATGAGGCGATGCGCGAGGTCACGGCGCTCATAACACTGCTTGTAGTCAGCATAGGTGAGCCTCGGCTTGTAGCCCAGGACCTCGGGCAGGTTGCGGCGTGGTGGCCACAGCCAGGGCGCCATGGCCTCCTGGAGCGTGCGGGCCGTGGCGGCGGCGAACTGGCGCAGCAGGCCAGGGGCGATAGTGTGACCATTCGTGTCAGTCATAGGTTGCTCCTACCAGGCGCGGATACGGCGGGGTTCCTGTGTCAGCACCGCCACAGCACCCGAGAGCACATCGACCTGATCATCGTGATCACCGTAGGGAAAGAGGCCAAGCTCATCGAGAAATGGCGTGATCCATGGCCCACGGACCAGCAACACATTCCCCGCTTCGGCGGCACTCGACGCGGGCCGCGCGCGCGTCACCTTGTCCCCTGACGGTGGATGCCCGGACACCGTATACCCTGGCAGCACGTCACGCTGGAAACGGTCAATGACCAGCTTGCCACTCGCCCCGCCTTCCTGTTCAAGGTGAATCTCGACGCTCGGGCCGTCTTCTTTGGCGGTCTGCGCCACCAGGTCGTCCACGCCCTTCGGGGTGGTCCGTATCCGTCGCACATCGAGCATCCAGTACTGGCCACGGTGGCACAGGACCTTCCCTCCCACCGTCCAATCAGGGTCCGTGGCACCCGGCCTGGGCGCGGTCGCCGCTAAGTCCCAATAGCGTACCACACGGCCCTCGCGTGGACCATGCTCGACGATCGGAAACCACTCCCGGCGAAACAGCTCGCCTTCTACCTCCGCGTCCCAGTTGCCCTCGAGGAGCTGCTGCCGCGTCAGCGGATCAAGGTACGCCAGTGTGGCGAGATAGGCGGTACGGTCCAGGTGGGGATTGTCGTCCAGGCGCGAGGGCAGGAAGGGGCGGCCCACGCTGAGGCCTTCGGTGAGGAAGCGTTGCTTGACCCACGCGTGGCCGGTCCCCCCAGGGTTGCTGGCACCGCGCATGCGCAAGGGCACGGGCATGCCGAGCGGCCGTCTCAGACGCGAGAACAGATAGCGGTATTGCGACTCGCGGAACTGGCTCAGTTCGTCAAAGCCCACAAATTGGAGTTGGGCGCTCTGGTAGCGGTACTGATCGTGCACGTTGGCCAGGTAGCCAAAGGAGAGGGTGGATGGGCGGCCGCTGGTGGGGAAGGTCCACGTGTGGTCGGCGCCGTTCCAGTGCGCATCGCTGGTGTCGAGCCAGGCATGCGCCACGTCCATGAGTGCGCCAGGCAGCGCCAGATCCGTGTAGTGTCGCCGCAGCAGGAGCGCCGCGTACCCTGGGACATCGACGTACTGCAGGGCACACATGAGCAGGGCAATCGACTTGCCCCCACCGGCCGCACCGCCAAAGAGGGCTTCACGGTGTGGGAGGAGGAGAAACGTGGCCTGTTTCGGCGTCGGGAAGTAGGGCAGGTACCGATGGAGCCGCAGCCCCTGGAAGAGCCTCGTCCGTGCCAGCGCCGCCGAACTGGGCGAGGAGGGTCGCAACTTCGTGGAGGAAGGCATCGGTGGCCCCTGTGGTGTCCGGCTGCCAGGGGTGAGCGCCGGCCGGGGTCGTGGGGGCAACCTTCTGCGGGGCGTTCAGGCCGAGCAGCGCACTTTCTTGTTGCAACGCACGCAAGATGGCGTGCAACTCGCCCGCACCCCACGCGGCCTTGCGCACGGCCCGCAGGTCGGCAAGATGCTGCGCCTGATGGCTGGCGGTGTCGCGCGCGGCCTCACGCTTCCAGCCTTCGAGCAGAAGCTGGGCATCCCGGCCAATCGTGGCGTGGTCCCAGGGTTTCCCCGTGCCAGGATTGATGTCGCCCTCTTCCGCCAGGACCTCAGCAATCTCCCGCACACTATAGCCACGCGCACGCAGGTCGGCTACACGGCGTTGGCGATGCGCCATCACCGGCGCCGGATCGTGGGTCGCAGTGCGCGGACGACGATTGGCCACTGTCGCATTCCATGTGTCGCACTGACCGCGTCAGGCTGCCCGCGCCATCACCGGCGCACCCCGCATGCGACAGGGGAGAGCATGCCACGCGCGGCGCGGAGGGTCAAGGCCGCGCGTGCCCGAGCCCCGTCAGCCACGGCCGACGCGCACGCTCCGGCGCCTGCTCCGGCGGCTGTTGCAGCTGCCAGCACGCCAGGCACAAGGCGTCCCAGCCGCGGTCAGCGTCGTCGTAGCGCGCCGCGCCCGGCGTCACGTCGCCGCACAGGTCGCAGGGGGTGCCGGGGGGTTCGGGATCCATGCGGCGGCCTCCTACAGTGTCGTGTGCCCGTTGGTCTGGCGCGGCAGGCGGCGTTCCAGCGCGCGCGTGGCGGCCTGGAGGGTCGTGTCCACGCTGGCCAGGGTGGTCTCGACCCGTCCGAGCGTCGTCTCCACGCGCAGCATGCACGCCTGCATGGTCGCGTGCCTCACCGTCTGCTGCGCCATGCAGGCGCGCATATCGTCATTGATCACGTCTTGTTTCGCCATCATCTGCACCAGGCTGCGCAGGATGGCGTCGTATGCAGGGCTGTCCATCGCGATCCTTTCGTGGGCGGCCGCGGCGGGCGGGCATGGGCTCGTCGGTGAGGCCCATAAGATAATCGGCAGAGACCTGGAGCGCACGGCAGAGGCGAAAGATGGTGTCAGCCTGGACATGTGTCTGCCTGGCATTCTCCAACTCGGACAGCCATCCCTGGGGCGCAGCCATGAGATCAGCAAGGGCCTGCTGGCTCAGCGCAGCCGCATGTCGGCATGCGCGCAAGCGCTGCCCAAACACCCGTAGCTCAAATGTCTCCATGCAAGCCCTTCCCTCTGTGCCTCCCTACACCGCGTCAAAATATTATACCAGCGTAGATATTTTCTGTCCAGAATCGCTTGCCGTACTTATCTACGCTGGTTTATAATTAGAGTATCACGACGCTGCGACGCACGCAGCACGACACCACCGGCGCTACGGCGCCACGCACGAGGAGAGAGACGATGGCGAGCGAGCAGACGATCACGATCTCCCGCAGTGACGAGACGGACTGGCAGGAGCCGACCTCCCGGCTGTTCCGCCCGCATCCCGCCCAGGACGACCGCCCGGTGACGGTGCTCCAGGCCACCCTGCACGGCCTGGCACTGGTGGACGACCCCGAGCACGGGGGGCTGATCCTGTGCACGCCGGATGGGGAGCAGGTCTGGAGCATCGCCAAGGCGCTGGCGATGGGGAGAATGACCATTTGAGAATAAAAAGACTCAAGTTTTTGTGAAATAGACCGATAAGATACTTAGACGTACAAAGGCGCGGTGCCCAGCCCTCGGAAGCGAACACCGCGCCTCAGGCCCCTTACCCCGTACGAAAGGAAGAGACGATGCAAAGTATCGGCCATGCCCCCAATTATTACAAGCGCGCCAAACGCCTGCACCGCGCCGCGTACCACCGCTCGACGACGCTCACCCCCGAGCGCAAAGCGCGGTTTGTGGCCGAAAGCATTACACTCAAGCTCGACGAAGGCCGGGCCTGGTCGTGGAGTGACTATGGCCTGGCAGACCAACCAGAGATGCAAGCGCTGGTGCTCGCCGCGCTGAAGGAGCTGTAGATGGACCTCTCCGCCGCGTCAGCGCGGCTCACCACTTTTCGTGACGCGGTGCTGCACGTGAGTGAGCTGGCGCACGCGCGGCTGGACAAGAGCGTCCACGGCCACCTGGAGCGTGCCACGGCGCTCGTGCTGGGCGGGCATGTATGGCTGGGCGAGGACGGCCGCCACGCGCAGGTGCGCTCCAGCGACGGCCAGACCTGGTACCGGGTCAATGGCAATTGTACGTGCATGGATGCGCCGAAAGCGCCCCAGGGGTTGTGCAAGCACAAGCTGGCGGTGCAGCTCTACCGCCGCGCCAGCGAGCTGCTGCACGCCCAGCAGGGCGACGCGGGGACACGGAGACACGGGGACACGGGGACGGGAGCGCTCTTCCCCGCGTCGCCGCGTCACCCCTTCGCCGCGTCTGCCCCCCTCCCCGAGGCCCCGGCGTCCGTGAACGTGCGCGTCCTGATCGACGGGCGGGAATGCCAGGTGACCTTGCGCGACCTCGACGAGGAGCGGCTGTTCACCCGTGTGCAGGCGGTGCTGGCGCGATTCCCGGAGGCGACCCCCGCGCCGGCCATCGTGTCGCCGAACGGCGACGCGGCACCGGCCACGCCGACGTGCCCGGTGCACGGACCGATGAAGCAGTCGAGCAAGGCGCCGGGGACGTTTTTCTGCAGCAAGAAGCTCTTTGATGGGAGCTATTGTAAAGAGCGGTTCCCAAAGAACTAGCCTGCAGGTCGGAAACAAAAATGAACATACCCTGGGGAGCATGGGCTCCCTCTTCCCATACATGAAGGAGTAGGTATCATGCAGTTCACTGACTGGCGTGTCCACTGTCCCGTCTGTGGTTCGACACGCCTCCATATGGACGACAAGCCGGATGAGACCAACGTCTACGCCAACCTCGCATGTTCATGCCTCGCGTGCGATGCGACCTGCACCGTGGTGTATAAGTGTGTCGACATCGAGTTCGAGCGCTACGGCAATCCCATCGGCCCCGTGTGCCTCACCGACGATCCACAGCAGGCGCTTGCCGCGTGGGAAGCGGACGAGCACCAGTGGATTCTCACCGATGGCACGACCTATGCGATCGGGTATGCGCCAACGCTCCTGGGCGACGGACGCAAGGAGGATGCGCGCTGGCGCGATATCGACCCGCAGGACCTCGAGGCGCGGCTGGCGCAGGCGGTGCGGTGATGCAGGCACCCTGCATGTGCGGCGACCCCGGCTGCTGGGACTGTCGCCGGTCCCTGCGCGAGGAGCCGACGTTGCCCACGGTCGCCGATCTGTTCGCGCTACTCACCCTGCACGCGGTCTGGGAGGCCCTGGCCCTGGAGATGGCCGCCTGCCCCTGCCTGGACGCGCCGCATGGCAACGCGCTCTGTCCCCGCTGCGACTGCCTGACCACGGTGGCGGAGGCCGCCCGCGCCAGGGCCGCCGTGCGGTGGGGTTCCCACGCCGCGTAAGCCCCACGCCCCGGGCGCCCGCGGCGGCGCCCCACCCCGCCGGCGCGTGTCAAGGAAACACCGACACGCGAATCAGGGTGTGCCTGATGGAGCGCCGGCGGGGAGATGCCGATAGGCGAGGACAGGGAGGAAGGGGCGAGGGAGTCAGGAACGAGGGTTCGGAGGGGACTCCCCCTTCCCACCCTGGTGCCTCACTCCCTTACTCCCTGCTCCCTGTTCCTCAACCAGAGAGACCACACAACACCCCAGATACACGAAAGAGAGACGTATGCGTACCTCCCTACTGACCCTGACGTTGACGCTGGCCCTGAGCCTGCCAGGGCTGGCCAGTGCGGATGTATACAAATGCCCTGCACCTGATGGTAAGACGATCTACCAAGATCGTCCCTGTCAGAGAGATACCAGACCAATATTGCGCAATGCACACACTGAAGCCAAAGAACACCAGGCCGCAGAAGAGGCACAAGCCATTGCCAGACGCCAAGAGGCAGAACGGGAACATCAGGAGAGGGTCGCAGGGATGCTTGCCGGGCTCCAGAAGATTCCACGCCCGGCTGATTATCAATCACGCATTGATGTCGCGTTCTCACTCCTGCTCAAAGATCCCGCTTCCCGGCAGATCCGGTATACCGCCCTTCCCTGGGGCTCCCTCGTCTGCGGAACAGTCAATGCCAAAAATTCGTTTGGAGGGTTTACGGGAGCACAACCTTTTGTCATCTACTTTACGGAGCAACAACGCATCGGCCATTTCAAAGTGTATACGGATAAAGAGATACAACGGGCAAAGCTCACGGTGTCAGGCAGCCTGGATGAGGCCATCGAGAAAGTCTTAGTCGAGGCGTGCCACTTGTAGAACCAATGCAGAGACACGCCGATACCCATGATACCGCTGCAGCAGTACTATCCCTGCTGCAGCCTGGCGGTGGAAGCTGCCGTCTCGTGCTTCCCCGGTGCTTCCCACTGGCGATGGAAGCACCACACCACTTCCTATAATCTATTGATTTCATGAGTACCCCCTGGGTGATTCGAACACCCGACCCTCGGATTAGAAGTCAGACGCACACCATATCTCTCCTAGTCTCCAGAGAACTCTATCTATCGCTAATTATCACTCATTACATGCTCTGGTGCTCTCCTTATATCTCTCTATATCTCCTAAAATCTCTACAAATCTCTACATGGTGCTTCCCCGGTGCTTCCCACTATGGTAGGCTGCGTGGTGGGAACGCCGACACACTCACACCACAGGGAGGTGCCTATGCCACGGCTGACATCACGTCTGCTCGCACAGCTCAGTGCCGAGGGCGATCACTTTGTCTGGGATGACCAGATCCCGGGCTTCGGGGTGCGCGGCCGCTCAGGGCAGAAATCGTATATCGTGCAGTACCGCGTGCTGGGGGGAAGGGGTGCGCGCCAGCGGCGGGTCACGCTGGGCAAGGTGGGGGCGCTCGCCCTTGATGATGCGCGCGTGTTGGCGCAGGAATACCTGCGGGGGGTGCGCTACGGCCAGGATCCCGCTGGCGCACGGCAGGCCATGCGGCAGGCGCCTACGGTGGCCGACCTGGCCGAGCGCTATTTGCTGGAGCATGCCGACGCGAAGAAAAAACCCCGGAGCGCCAAGATGGATCACGTTAATATGCGCCTGCACGTGCTGCCGGTGCTGGGGACAGCGCGGGTGGAGACCTTGACGCGGGCCGACATGGCCCGGCTCCATCACGGCATGCGCGCCACCCCAGGCGCCGCCAACCGGGTGCTGGCCCTGCTCTCGAAGATGTGCAACCTGGCCGAGCAGTGGGGACTGCGGGAGTCGGGGACGAATCCCGTGAAAGGTATCGAGCGCTACCGGGAACAGGCCAGGGAGCGGCATCTCACGGCGCAGGAGCTGGCACGACTTGGGGAGGTGCTCACGCGGGCGGAGATCGAGCGCACCGAAAGCCCGTCGGTCATCGCCATGGTACGCCTGCTCTTACTCACCGGCGCGAGACGAGGGGAGGTCCTGGGCCTCCAGTGGGCACGGATTGACTGGCAGGCCGGGCGCGTGCGGCTGGCCGATTCGAAAACCGGACCAAAGACGCTCTATCTCTCGGACGCCGCCAGGGCCGTGCTCGCGCAGCTCCCCAGGGTGGAGGGCAACCCGTGGTGTGTGCCAGGACGGGTGCACGGTCGTCCACTCGCCAACCCGCAGAAACCCTGGAAGCGCCTGCGCGGTGCGGCCGGGCTAGAGGATGTGCGCCTGCACGATCTGCGGCACACCTATGCCGCCGTGGCCGCGCGTGGGGGGTTGTCACTGCCCATGATCGGGGCACTGCTCGGACACGTGGAGCCGCAAACGACGCAGCGCTACGCGCATCTGGTGGGCCATCCCGTGCAGGCTGCAGCAGAGCAAGTGGGGGAGGCGGTCAAGGCGGCACTGGGGGGCGCCTAGTGGCTACCATTGGTTGCGGTGCCACCCTCGCGGCGTTGCAAGAGTTCGATGATGAGCCCCTGCCCGGCTTTGAGTTCGTCAATCACCTGGTCCATCTTGACGACCAGCGCGACCAGGTGGCGCAAGATGTCGTCGTGGCTGGCCAGTTGGGCGTTGAAGTCGGGCTCAGGCATGGGCGGGCTCCTCACACCTACCAAGCAGATAATCCGTACTGACATGCAGTGCGTCTGCGAGCCGGATGACCGCATCAGCGCGCAGATGCAGACCATGCTTGATGCCCGTTTCAATTTGTGACAAGTGCTTTTGACTCATCCCAATGGCGCCAGCGAGATCTTTCTGTGCCATCCGCTGGCGTTTCCGTGTGAGCATAATCCGTTCGCCAACAATGTCCATCGACATATCCTCCCTGTGCATGCCTCTCATAAGTATGCCACATGTAAAAAAAATAGTCCACAGGTGCATTTTACCCTTGTGTAATATTTTACTCATGGGTAAAATATAAGTATTGACAGTCACACAACAACCCAAACAAAAGGACAGAAGATGGAACGCAGACGCAACGAAGGGGGCAGGTTCAGCGCGAAAGATCAGACCGACTGGTACAAGGCGATTGAGGAGGACAACATCCAACGCATCGAGCGTGAGTGGCTCTTGAAGCAAGCCATCGAGGAGTTCTACGCCCAGGTCGCCGAGGAAGACGCCGCCGACGAGTTGGCCGAGCAGTGGGAAGCCGCACAGGCGGCGTAGCGCAACGGACCCCCACCAGGTGGCAAGACCTGGTGGGGATCACTACCACAGACAGTATCTCCCCATGGGAAGGAAGACAATGGCAACGATAGCAACCCCGACCCCGACATGCAAGGCCCTGATCGATGACCTCTACGGCCCCACCGACCCCAGCGGCCCGGCCTGGGCGGCCCCGGAGCCGCTGCCTGAGGCGGCCTTTAGTCTGACGATTCACGGCACGATAGGCGGCCATACGGCGATGCTCACGATCCGGGGGCAGAGCCCGGACACCTTTCGCGCCAACGTCGCCGCCGTGCGCGGGCTCCTCGACACGCCAGCACCAGATGCACAGCCTGCGTCCCCAGGAACGCCGCCAGCCGCACCTGCCGAGACACCCGAAGGCTGGTGTGCACTGCACGGCGTGCAGATGAAGCACCAGAGCAATCAGCGCGGGAGCTGGTGGAGTCACAAAGTGGGTGACACGTGGTGTAGGGGGAAAGAGCACACCAGGGGGCGGCCGGGCCGCCCCCTGCCGCTAGAGGGCATTGCAGGCACAGCCAGGCTCAGGGATGCGGCATGTATCCAGCATGCTGATGCACGTATCGCCACACGCCTTGCCTGTCCGACACTGCCGACAGGTGGGACAGCGTGCCGGGCAACAGCCCTGCCCGCCAACCACGATGGTGTCTTGCGGGGGTGCAGGCGTAGCGGGTTCCACGGGCTGTGGAGTTGGTGTGTCCTGGGTTTCGTCACCACTTGGGAGTTCGCATGCGACAAGCCATGCAAGGCAGACAATCCCAACCAGAGACCAGCAGCCACGTGGTCGGCGCATGGTTTCCCTCTTAGCGGTTCTCCCGTAAACCCCTTGGCTTGAGCTATGGGGAGCCGTCACGGTGTCTTGGCAAACTCGGCCTGGAGTTGTTTGCCGCGAGGGGACGAGGCAGGGACCAGTCCTGAGGCACCACAGGCCCGGCAGACCTGCTGCCGGCTGCTTAAGCGCCAGACACTGTAGAGGAAGCCGGGAAGCAGCAAGCACAACCATAACAGCACTTCCAGCGCAAAATTCCCAGGCGTAAACGTTTTGGAGGTTCCTATGGTGCCACAGGTCGCACAAATCCAGAGAGCCATAGGCATACTCGCTTCACGAGGGACTCAGATGAGCCAAAAGACGTAATGCATCACAAATCTGAGATTTGAGAGGATCGGCAAGCTTCCCTTCCCCAACAAGCGCAGCCACCAACAAGAATTCGCTGCGCCCTTCTTTCGACAAATGCTTGAGCATTTCTTGCACCAGTTGCCCTCCCTGATCACGATCAATGGGTTTCTCGCCATGGCCCATGGCCGCGTCAAGGCCGAGTAGATGATCAAGTTTTTCTAGCTCATGCAGCGTAAAGGGCGTTTTGCCAGACAAACGCCGTGAGATGCTCGACTGGTCGAGTCGCAAATAGTGCGCCATGTCTTCCTGGGTCACATCCAGGACCGCCATACGTTTATGGATGAGGGGTAGTAACTGTTTTATGCGACTCATGCATAAATTCTAGCATTTCCACCCTGCCTAGACACGGTATCACAAGCCATGATGAAAAATTATGTTGTAAATGCATAAAGACTATATGATACTCACGCATAACATCTCAGGGGGTTTGCATGCGTGTGCGTATCAAACACTGGCGCAAATTTCGACAGATGACCCAGCAGGAGCTTGCTGCACTCATGGGGATATCACAACCGACACTTTCACGCTTAGAGACTGGGCAGACTTCTATTACCCTTGCGGCCCTGAATCAATGCGCGACCGCCTTAGACATCCCTCTCGAAGCGCTGTATAGCATCGACGCCCCCAACGGCCAGGAGCACCCCCATGCCTGAGACCTATCTGCTCCCGGACGAAGCCGCGACGTACCTGCGTGTCGCCGTCAAGACGCTGACGCAGTGGCGCTGGCGGGGCAAAGGGCCGCCCTATCGCAAGGTGGCCGGGAACCTGATCCGCTATGCGCGGGAGGACCTCGATACCTGGATGGCGGAGCAGTCCGTGGCACCCATGCCGGAGCCGCCGGAGAGCCCGACGCTCCCCCCACCCCCCACGCCGCGCGCCGCGCTGCACGCGCTGCCGCCCCGGCGGCGGGTGCGCGGGTCCAGGGCGCAGACGTAGGGGAGGGACGCCGCCATGCGCGTGCGCATCGAGCTTACGACGAACATATGGGATCGCCTCAAGATGATTGCCGACGTCAGCCATCGCACCATGGAAGAGCAGATACGCTGGTACATCGAGGTCGCAGTCGATGCCGAATGGGAGGACAGTGGTGAGGAGATCCTCGCGAAGCTCCGACATCGGGAGCAAGAGATGAAGGCCTATTGGCGCAGACGACCCGATGAAGGAAAGGCGTTCCTCAGTAAGAACGAGGGCGTCAGCACGGAGGACCATCCCCATGCCTGAGCCCCCCCCGCGCCGCTGGGCGCTGCCCCCGGACGTGCACGACCCGGCGCACCTGCGGGCGGACGCGGCGAGACGGCGGGCCGCGCTGGTGGCCGCCGGGTGCCAGACGTATACGGTGGGGATGCGGGGCGGACGGACGGCGATTGTCTGTCTGTGTTGTGGGCTGGCGAGCGTCCATCCGCAGGACATCGGCGGCGCGTGGTGCGCGTTTTGCGAGGCGTGGCAGAGCGTGTGGAGGGAGGAGGAGCATGCCTGACATCTCCCTCCGCGCCCAGCTCGCCTGCGCGCGTCGTGAGCTGGCGTTGCGCGTGTGTCTGTACCCCCGGCTGGTGGCTCGGGAAAGGAGTCAGGGAGTGAGGGGCAAGGCACGAGGGGCGGATCCGAAGTTCCCCCCTCGTTCCTGCTCCCTGCCTCCCTGCTCCCTGCCCCTGCAAGGGCTGGTGGAGGGCGCGGCGCCGGCGGAGGACGGGCAGGGGGAGGTGTTTGGGGGGAAGACAGGCGAGGAGACACGCGTATGAGTCTGGACATGATGGCACAGGTCTGGCGTTTGCGACTGCCGCCCAGGGAGAAATTCATCCTCATGGCGTATGCCGATGCGTTCGATCAGTGGCCACCACGGGTCATTCCCATCGGCGCTATTGCCTACAAAACCGGCTACACGGAAGACGACGTCAAAGAGAGTATGTACAAGTTGATGGCAGACGACACACTCCTGCACGATAGCCATGGGTTCTAGGAGGACGGACATGGCAGACGACGTAAAGCCCAACGGCTGGGACAGGTTTGTGGCATGGGACCTGGCGTCGCGTGACACCATTACCGTCCAACGCCTCTATATCGATCTCGCCGGTGATCTGGTCGCCGGAGTCCTGCTCAGCGCGCTCATTGACTGGTATCTGCCCGAGTCACCGCAGGGCGGCATCCGGCTCCAAAACGCCGGCACCGGGGTCTACGATCATGGCCGCTGGTGGCTGATGACCAGCCGTGACCAGTGGTGGGACGAATGCCGGATCACGCCCGAGCAATTCGATGCCGCCTGTGACCTGCTGTGCACCAAGGGGTTTGTGATGCGTGGGACCGTGACCAAAGGCGACACCAAAATTCTCTGCCTGCATCTGGATCTCACGCACATGATGCGCGTCGAGCATGAGGACGCCTGGTGGAAGATCCCGTGGCACAGCCAGGGGAGCGACGCGCGCCATGACACCTGAGGAGTGTGCCGTCCTGCCTGCCGCGTTTGTGCGCTGGGAAAGCAAATCCCGTGATGCCATCGACTGCAAGCGTCTCTATATCGATCTGGCTGGAGGCGATGTCGTCGCAGGCTTGCTGCTCAGTCAGATCCTCTATTGGCACTTGCCACCCAAAAACGGGGGCCTGCATCGGATGTGCGTGCAGGGCTGTGCTGCCTGGAAGGAGGACCGCTGGTGGCTGGTCAAAAAACGCACCGAGTGGCGGGACGAATGCCGGCTTTCCCCGAAGCAATTTGATCGCGGTTCTGACGTGCTGGTCGAGAAAGGCTTCATTACCATCCGCCGATTTCACTTCCACCATCTGCGCATGATCCATATCCATCTCAATGTCCATGTCGTGATGCAATCCCTTGAAAACATTATGGAACCAGGCATTTACAAGTTTACCTTTGGGGAACTTGCAAGTTTACCTTTGGGGAACTTGCAAGTTGACGTTTCGGGAACTTGTATTAATGACTCAGAGAAAGAAGAGACTTCCGGAGAGACTGAAAGAGAGAGAAAAGATCCCTCTCCTACCTCTCCCGTGGTACGGGAACATTTTTCTCTCTTTTTTGGACAGGGGAATAACCCCATGTCCGCTCCCATAACGCTGCCCCCGCAGATGCCCCCTGAGCCGGATCTGGCACAATGTGACCTCAATCTTGCCGGGGTACGTGGACTGATCGCGTGTCTCGGACGTGACGACGAAGGAGCCCCCCATGCCCCAGGGACCGGGCCGCCGCACGCAGCTCACGGTAACGCTGACGCCGCAGGAGCGCCAGACCCTGCTGGCCTGGCAGCGGGCGACGACGGCCCCGGCGGCCCTGGCCCGGCGGGGCCGGATCCTGCTCCTGCGGGAAGCGGGCATGCCGATCCAGCAGATTGCCCACGCGGTGGGGATCAGCCGCCGGTTTGTGTCCCGCTGGGTGCGGCGCTTTCAGGCACAGGGCCTGGCAGGGCTGCACGACCGGCCGCGCCGGGCCTTCGCGCACCGCCGGTGGAGGGGGGAGACGCGGGGAGGCCGCACGAGGGAGGACCCGCGCCATGAGCGACGACACGCGGCGGCGCCTGCTCTGGACAAGTTTTTGCGAGCAGAGCGCCGTGTTGCCGTGGATCAGGAAGGTTCAACGCCTGGCCCTGGCGGCGGAGGATGACACGGAGTACCGTCACGCCCTGGCCGTCTACGAGCGGGTCACACGACTGCAACGGTGCACGGCGGCGCGGCGGTGGCAGATCGATCCAGCGTGGTGCGATGGGATGGTGCGCCTGGAACGCTTTCGCCCAGTGGGAGACCCGCCATGAGCGGCGGCGCCTGGACGTACCGCCCGCTGCCGCTCCAGGAGCAGCCACGGCCCTGCCAGGGCTGCTGGGAGGCGGACGCGGCGGTGGCGGTGTGGCAGGGCCTCATCTGGCAGGTGTCGCTGTGCGCGGCGTGTGCCCGGCTGCACCAGGAAGGGCATGCCCTGCAACTGGAGTTGTTTGGGGAGGAGGAGGACGCCCGTGGAGACGCGTGACCTGTTTGCACAGCTCTCCGACATCACCAACGATCTCCAGGCCGAGGCGGAGCGCCTGCGCTTTTCGCCGACGAAGCTGGCGCTGGAGGCGCTGGTCGAGCGGCTGGACGGGCTTATCGACGCGGTGATCGATGGGGCGGCCAGGGAGCGGGGGGAGGAGACGCCATGACCCGCGCCCAGCTCGCGTGCAACGCCATCCACCCACTCTGGGCGGCCTCCAACGCCACGCCCGCGGCGAGCGGGCAGGTCGTCTACGTGGTCTGCGGCTGGCAGGGCTGCGCGCAGCGGCGGGTGGTGCCGGTGGCGGCGTGGGAGACGGAGGTGGCCAGACGGGCGCAGGACGGGCCGCGCCAGGAGGTGCCGCACGATGGCTGGGGGAGGCGGCCGGTGACGACGGCGATCGTCCGCGAGGAGGAGGCATGACCCGCTGCACCCCCGATCTCACCACGCACCCCTGGCGGCCCCTGCTGCGCCTGGACCTGGGCCTGGTGGACCTGGAGGGCTACTACCCGGTGTGGCTGTGCTGGGTGTGTCCACGCTGCCAGCGCCGCGTCTGGGCCGATGGCGTCGTGCACCAGACCACCCCGCCGCTGACACCAGCACAGTGGGAGGACCGCACGCGGGACCGCACCGACCCCTGGCAGCAGGCGGTGGAACGCGCGCGCCGGCGCGCGCGGCAAGGGGCGCACGTGCATGCGGCCCTGCGGGCGAGTGTGGAGGGGCGGCGATGAGCCAGGGCGGGGCGCGGGGGCTACCGCACCAGCACCTCCACCCGACGGTTGGCGGGCTCCGCCGTCGCGTCCGGCGTGGCGACGACGGGCGACCGCTCCCCGCGCCCGACCACCCGCACGAACGCCGCCGTCATCCCTCGCGCCACGAGCAGCGCCCGCACCGCCTCGGCCCGCTCCAGGGCCAGGCGGTCATTGGCGAGGGTCTCCCCGACCGTATCCGTATGCCCCGTCATTTCCACCTCGCATACGGCACGCTGGGCGATGTCGGCCAGGGCCTCCCCCAGGGTCGTCTCGGATGCCGGCGTGAGGGTCGTGCCGCCTGGGGCGAAATAGAGGGTATAGACGCGCCCCGCCACGGGCAGTGTCGCCAGCACCGGGCCAAAGCGGGCCTGCACCTGCGCCGGGGTGGTGGTGCCGGCCTCCACCTGGCCGCTGGCGCGGACGGCGGCGGTGGCGTAGGGGGTGGTGAGGACCTGCGTCGTGCGGGCGGTGGTGACCGCGAGCGGTCCGCTGGCGTCGAGGAGGACCACCTGCGCCCTGGGGCCAGGGCAGGCGGTGAGGAGCAGGAGGCAGAGCACGAGGAGAGAGCAAGGGCAGGGAGTGAGGGAGCAGGGAGTGAGGGAGCAGGGGGGGATCCGGACTCCCCCCTCGTGCCTGACTCCCTCGTGCCTCACTCCCTTTCCCGGCATCAGGGCTGCCCTTCCGGCGCCCGGACCCAGCGAAAGGTGGGCGCCCAATCGTTCGCGTAATAGCGCACCAGCAGATCCCCGGTCTGGGCGCACACGGTGACGCGCAGCACCAGGCCGCGCGGGCCGTCCACCTCCCACTGGCTCCCCTGCTGGAGGCAGTCGAGGTTGCGCTGCCAGAGCTGTGCCTGCTCTTCGGCAATCTGGAGCCTCGACGCGGCCACCCCGAGCCGCCAGGCCTTCACCTCCTGCCACACCGGCAAGACGGCGGCCCCGAGCGCGCCACCCAGCGCCAGCACCGCGACGTGGTGGGTGAGGAGCGTCTGCAGCCAGGACGGCGACGGCTTCGGCTCCGGGCTCGCGTCGTCGGCCACCGCACACCTCGTTTCTGGCCCCGGAGGCCCCTAGGAGCCCGCCAGCGGCACGGACGGCTCCTTCGGCGCGGGGCAGGGAGTGAGGGAGGGAGGGAGTGAGGCACGAGGGGCCGGATCCGGATCCCCCCCCTGCTCCCTGACTCCCTGCTCCCTCCCCCCTTCCGCCAGCACCTCTTCCAGCACCTGCACCGCCCCTTCGATGCGCAGCAGCGTCTCCTGGAGGGCCTGCACCTGCCGGCGGCCGTGCACCAGATCCTGCCGGAGCTGCGTCAGGCGGGTCGTGCAGGCGCTGTGGAGCGCGCTCATAGGGTGCGGGCGGCGAGCTGACTCAACGCGGCCGACGCATTCACCAGGGCGGTCAAGACGCCGCTGGTGAGGGCGAAGACGCCATCGTCCACGGTCTGCTTCTGCAAGCCGGAGAGGCCCGGCACCTCGTCTAACTCCTCCTGCGTCAGCGTCTCCTTGACGCCGCCAGCGCTGTTGTAGATGGCGTCCAGTTGGGCAAGTTTGGGCTGCACGTCGAACTCCATGGTCTTACACAAGGCGAAGAGTTTGGCGAGCGTGTCCGATTCCAATTGTACGAGAGGCATACATCGTTCCTTTTTGGTATGCGTATGCTATACTCCGACGGGTGGTAGGGAGCGGCCGCGCATCCGCTGGCAACCTCCAGGGTGCTCTACCAGCCTGGAGCCCTATCACCTTCAACCTGTAGAGAGGTGTCCTATGGATCATCACGTCATCACCGCCGCCATTTTTGTCCTCGTCGCTGGCCTCTATGGCTATGCGATCTATGGCACCATCGTCATGACCCGGCTGTTGCGCGAGAGCCAGGATCTTACCCGCGAGAGCCAGCGCATGACGCAGGAAGTGCTGCGCCGCCTGCCCGACCAGCGCTAGCCGCGAGGAGGTTGCCCTATGGAACCCAACGAAGTCGAACGCTTTCTCCGTGACCTGTTCGCCATGATGCAGCATAGTCAACATATCCATGATGATCTGCGGACGGCCATTGCCGAACTCCAGGAGTGTAACCGCCAGCAACTGGGGATCAGCGAACGCCTGATCCGCCTGCTGGAGAGCAGCACCGGGCAGGGGGAGAACGGCCACGAGGGACCAGACGCGGCGACGAACCCCGACGCGGCGACGCGGCGAGGGACTGCCGGAGACCTCCCTGTCGCCGTGTCCTCGCGTCCTCGCGTCTCCGCGTCTCCCTAAACCCCCAGCGCCTCTTCCAGCGCCTGCACCCGCGCCGTCACGGCGGTGAGCTGCGCCACGGTGTCTTGCAGCGCGGCCGTGAGCCACACCACCAGTTTACTATGGTCAATCTGCTGGGGCTTGATACTGCCATCAGGGTTGACCTCGTCCGGCAATCCTTGCACGGCATGCGGCACCACCTGCTGGGCCTCATGGGCCAGGAAGCCCTCATCGGCGGAATCATCCGCGTTCCACCGGAAGGCCACCGGCCGCAGCGCCTGCACGCGGGCCAGGGCGTCGGTGAGGGGAGCGATATTGCGTTTCAATCTGGCGTCGGACGACGTGTTGTAGGCGGTCGCAGAGGTGGTATGGGTGATCGAACCCACGGGCGTCCCGCTGTTGTTCAAAAAATGCACGGAGGTGGAGGCAGAGGCCGTGCTACTCTTCATCTGGATGGCATACTCACTGCCGCCCGCATAGAGCATATCCAGGCGTATCGTGCTGACCGGCGGCGTATTAAGCCCCAGCGTCCCCACCACCTGCACCGTGCCGCCAAAATAGGAGGGCGCGGTGCCGCCGCAGTGAATTGCGGCACGATTCGTCCCGCTACTGATATTCACTTCTAGCCCGCGTACCAGGGCCGTACTCGCGGGGGGATCAGCTATACAAATGGCACGCATCCCTGCACTGCCCACCCCCGCACCAGTCGGCACTTCCACCCGCAGGCCATCTACCTGTACTGCTCCGCTTGGCGCCACTGGCCAAATGCGCACAGCAAAATAGCGCCCTGGCGTCATATCCGAGGCTGCCACACTCCCCTGCACATCCAGCACACCCGTCGGCGTGTGCCCGCCCAGGCTGATGGCGCCATCCGTAATCGCCACGGCGTTGGCGTTTTGCGTGGCCATCGTGCCGCCCACGAGCGACACCCAGGCCCCGCCCTTGCGGCCCTCGAAGTCGGTGCCGCTCCAGCGCAGCGTGCCGTCCACGGTCCCGAGCGCGTTGCCGAGCTTCAACGCGCCGTCCACCTCCAGGCGTTCCGGGGAGGTGGCCGTGGGTGCAAGGAGCAGCGTATCCGTGATGGTGGTGGGCTGGAGGGCGGGGGCCCCGGTCCCGGCAAAGGGATGGTCCAGACCTGCCCCGGCGTTATAGAGGCTGGTCCGTTCGGCGCCGGTGAGCAGCCGCTTCCAGATCCCGACGCTGTCGATGCGCCCCCGAAAGAGCCCCCCGTTATAATTGGCGTAGCGGCCCAGGCACAGCTCAAAGGTGTCGTCAAAGGAGCCATTCGCCCAGGCCTGCGACACGGCGGTGCCATCGTTGACGCTGATGTTGATGGTATTGCCCACACTGTCATGCCAGGCGCACACCCAGTACCAGGTCGAGACGCTCATGGTGACGCTGCTGTTCACCTGGGCACGCGCGGAACCCGAACCCACGAAGAACTGCGCTTGCCCATTGAGGATCTGAAGCGTATAGGCCGTCTGCCCGGTCCCCCCGGCGTCGTTGCCCTTGGAGAGCACCACGTTGGTGGCCGTGACCACATCGAGATACACCCAGGCCGCCACGGTAAAGTCGATATCGCCCATACTCAGCGCGGCGTTGTCGGCGATGCGCAGGTAGTTCGCCGCCGCCCCGCTGCACTGCGCGGCCTGCCCGAGTTTGCCGGTGGCCTGCGTGACACTGCCCATATCCGTGAGCGTATTGGCCCCGGCGCTATCGGCCCGCGTGCCGCTGGCTTCGTCGAGCGTCCAATACGCCACGAGGCTGTTCCTGAGGGCACTGTAGCCCGTGCCGCGCGTCCAATAGCTCTCGCCGCCCGCCGGGGTACTCCAGGCCCCGCTGCCATCCAGGTACTGCGTGGGCGTCCCTGAGAGCTTCGGCAGCAGGCCGTGCTGGCCGGTGCTGGCGTTGTCAGCCGTCGTGTCGCTGAAACTCAGGTGATTTTCCGTGACGCCGCCAAAGCGCACCTCAGCGGCGATGGTGCCCGCCGTATCGTTATAGGTAAAGTCCAGACTCGCCGAGGTGGGGAACATGGCGGCGACGGTATCCTGCACGTCTTCGACGGTGAGCCCGCCGCCGCCCCCGCCAGGCGGCACGGCCCACGTTTTATCGGCGCGCAGAAACGTCGTCGTGCCGCCAGGCGCGGTGAGCGTAGCGACATCGCCCAACCCGAGGGCGTCCCGGGCCGCTGGCGCCGTCTGGGCGCCCGTACCGCCCCGCGCAATGCTGAGAGGATTCGGGATGGAGGGACGTTGAATGCTGAGCGACATGGGCAGAGCCCTCCTACGTGACGAGTAGCGGCACACAGCTCATGCTGTCGTACAGGTAATTGTGCTGGTTCGTGGTCCCACCCCACCAGGCGGGGCCTTCGCCTACGGACGTCGTCAGCAGATTCGTGGTGGTGAGGACGTTGGTGAGCCCGGCAACGTCGGCGAGATCGCTAAAATCCTCAGCACTGCCCCGCTTGACGTTGAAGCGGATACCGCCCAGATTGACCAGATCCACGATCCAGGTACATTCGAGCGCCATGGTGACGTTCGTGTTCCAGGGAAAATTCGGGCTGGCAAAGAGCTGGGTACTGGTTGGCAGGCCCGCCGTGCACCGGTGGATCTGGAGCTGCTGGAAATTACTGGTATTGCTGATAAGCCACTGGAAGAGGTAGGCCGTCCCGCTGGTGGTGAGATCGGCCTGCGACTGCTGAAAGGCAAAGCCCATAAACGCGCCAGCCAGGAACCCATCGACCCGACACAGGAAGCGCACGCGTCCCGACGTAAAGGCTTTGTTGCCCGTCGCGCGCACCATATTGACGTAGCGGGACGCGGGCGAGTTGGGATAGATACGCAGCGAGCCGGTGCCACGAATGGGGGCCAGGGTTTCCAGAGCCACGAGAATGACCGCATCACTTTTGTAGACGGTAAAATCGTCCAGATCGCTCATCACACGTCCTCAAATTCCGCGCTCCAGCCCTCGCCCTCTGGGGCTGGAGTCACGGTGTACTCAAACGGGGCAAACCAGCCAGCATCCTGCAGGAGCAGCAGCGTATAGTCAAAGTCCGCACTCCACCCGGCCAGCTCGATGGTGCGCGCCACCAGCTCCACCTGCATCCTGGCAAAATCCGTCTGCTGGCTCACCACCTCACACACCATGGGTTCCACGCCATTGCCGACGAGCGGATGCGTCACCTGGATGAGATCGCCAATTTCCAGGACGACGCCATCGAGCCAGGTACGAAACGTCACGAGGGTATGGCGGATGGTCAGCCGTGACACCAGCCAGGTGAGCAGGAGATGCGCGGTCCCGACATCCTGAATAAAGTCGGCGTAATAATCCAGGCGATGCTCCCGCCCGTACAGGGTGCGTGCTGCCCCGCACTGTGTCACCAGCAGGGGCACGCTGACCGCGGTCGTGCCGGTCGGGGTGGCATACACCACGCCCTGAAAATCCGCACTGGAGGTACTCCCGCCAGTTTTGGCGGCAAACCAGACGTAGAGATCGCTGTAGAGATTGTCAATCGGTTCAAACCCGATACTGCATGAGCCCTCGACAATATTGGTCACGTTGAAGCCCAGCTGCACGATGCGCGAGGCGTTCAGGACGGTGATTTTGAAGCGTCCCAGGCCATCTTGAAACAGGATGGAGCCACACTGATAGGCCATCCGTTGGAGGAGGGCGCGGGAATCGCCGGGGTTGGTGAGCACGGCGCCAAACTTCCAGCCCATCAGCACCTGGGCGGCATAGGCAAAATTGTCCGCGTCATACACCGCGTCAGGCAGAAACGTCTCCAGCATGTAGCGGATCGCGTCCACGGGGTTTTCCCCACCCAGCCCAAACGGTGCGGACGCCAGACGTAGACTCACCTGATCCAGAAAACTGGCGAGGGGCGCCCCGCCGGCATACGTGCTGAGAAACGCCAGGCGGATGCTCTCTACGCCTGGAGGGACTTTGAACGTCACCTGGGTAGGCAGCCAGGCATAGTTGAGGCCATAGTCCTCGCTGGCGATGAGCCCGGCATCGGCGAGGGTGCCCAGGCGCAGACCCACCTGGCTGCTTGGTAACAGCGCCGTCTGCTCCAGTTGCACCTCATCGAACGCCACTGGCAGCGGCGTCATCTTCAAAAAATGACCTTCCGCGCGCAGCGTCATACGGGTGGTTGTGGCCGTCGCGGTAAAGGTCAGATCGGTTGACCGCATCCATCCAGAGGGCAACACCTCCGCCCGCTGTAAGGAGCCCTGCCCATAGAGGGTCGGATTCGCCGGCGTGCCAAGGCGGTAGATGATGCTCACCGACATGTAGGGACCCGCAACAGACGCCGCGGTCTCGTCCGTGCCAGCGCGCCCAGTCCCAGCTGGGCCGCCCGCGCGCGTCACCGAGGCTGTCCAGGGCCTCCACGGGTTGAGGTCTGGAACAAAGAACCGAAAAAACACCCGTACGAGATAGCTGCCCCCGAGGACCGTGGGGACATCCTGGTACAGGGTCAACCCATAATCCTCCTGTAATCCGGTCACTTCCAGAAAATAGTTCCCGCCCGCCGCTGGACCCAGATAGACCGGGCGCGTCCCGAAGACATGGGTATAGGACCCTGGAGGACTATTGCCACGCACGACGGCATAGGCCGTCCCGGCGTAGTCAGCCACCGAGATCCAGCCTCCCAAATCGCCACTTTCAAAGCCCGGATTACTGAGGACGCTCGTCCCCTGCATATTGCGATAGGTAAAGCGCAGCATATACGTGGCTTCAGGCAGTACCGGGAGATCTTGCAACAGGACTGCTGGTGTGGTCGTATTCGGCGCGGTGAGGGCGGCCCGGTACGCCCCCACAGACGGTTCGGGGGTGGCGCTCCCCACCGTCACGGTCCCTGCTCCCACCGTCCAGCCGGTCAGATCGCCGGTCTCAAACCCGCCGTTCGTGACCCGCTCGTCCAGGTCCACGTTGGGGCCGTTGACATCCACCGTGACCACACCACGCTGCGTCGGAAACGACAACACCGAGACGGGATGATCCGCCTGCATGGTGAGCAGGGTATAATCCGCCGGGTTGAGCAAGACGCCATTGTCACGAACGGCCGAAATGCTCCGTACCTGATAGCCGATGAGATAGAGAAACGTACTGGTCGTCAGCGTTACGGTCGTGCCGTCCGGGTGGGAGGTCGGAAGCGGACGGACCATGCCGGAGAGCCGCTGGTAGGTCAACCCGCTGACAAGAACCAGATCCCGAAAGCCGTAGAGGACCCCGGTTTCCGTGTCGATGCTCACCACGCCATCGCTCGGGAAGGGCGCCCCCATTTCCACCAGAGACAGTTCGGTTGCTGCCCCCGCCAGGGGGAAGGCGAGTGTCCCCTGCGCCACCCCAGCAATCTGGATGGTGGGCGCATCCACGGCCCGCCCCAGGATAATGGGAATGTACTGGGTGCGGCTCGACTGCGGCGCACTCGGAAAGTATTGTCCGCCAATCGCCGTGCTCAGATTGCGATGCACGCGGAATGAGGCATCCACCAGGGACAGATCGAGGCTCATGCGGCTGAAGCTATGACGGTCCACGATGCCCGGAAAGAGGGGGAGAGCGTCGGTATCCGTGAGCCCCGCAAACGTCAGCCACACCTGCACACGGGTGTTATCAAGGACGCCGCCAAAGGTCTGCCAGAGTTGGGCCAGATTGAGGAGCCGCAGCGTCATACTGGAAAGCTGCACCGTGCCGCTCATTTCTTCGAGCGCCACCTGCAGGGGTTGCACGCCCCCTTGATCCAGCCGCGCCAGCTCGTACTCATACGTGCGGGTGTCACTGAGGTAGCGCCGGGTGGCGAAGTAGCGTTCCAGGGTGGTGAAATCCACCAGCAGCACGGGCGCATAGGCAGCCGAGACCCCGGCCAGACTGGCCGTATGCCTGGCGGCTGTCGACCAGGCGACGGTGACATCGCGCATCGTTAAAACGGCTCCACGCGTAAGGTGATCGCACCACTGAAGCGCTCAAAGGCCACTTGTGCGACATCAAAGACCGTATCGGCGTACCGGACTGTGGTGGCCACTCCCGCCGTGTCGGTATAGGTAAACGTTTCCGCTTGCCAGTTAATCCGGGGATCATTGAGCCAGGCCCGCAGCGCTTGATAATCCGTCAGCGGCAACCCTTCGAAGAGGAGAGGAAACGTCTCATCCGGGTCGCTCAGGGTGGTGACACGGGTCTGGCCAGCCTCACTGCGGGCGACGAGCTGGCGCGGCGCAGTGGGATGACGGTCGGGGTAGACATTGCCCCGAGAAAAGACCAGCGTGGTCATGCCCGTTTTGGAGAAGGTCGGATAGCTCATGGCGTGATGGCTCCACGTCTAATCGCCTCATTAATCGCCGGGGCCAGGGTATTGACGGCCTGTTGCATGGTGGCGCGATCGGCCGTCAACATCTGGGCGTTGAGTGTGACGTTGACCGTGACGCCGCGCTGCGTGGCGCTGTCCAGGGGGGCGACCGTCGTGCCAATGATGGAGAACCCTGGCTGCACCGGGGCACTGCCGCCGCCCGTCACCAGCGTGCCGGTGCCACTGGTGGGCACGCCAGGGCGCTGCACCAGAATCGGCGACGTCGGGGCAAAGGCATTCCCAGGGCTTGTGACCGGACGGGCGGGGGCGGTTGGCGCCGTGCCGGGGGCGGTCCCCGTGCCGGGCGTGGTGCCCGTGCTGGTGCCGGTGCCCGTGCCGGTGCTTGTCCCAGAGCCGCTGAGACTCTCGGTGGTACTCGCCTGGTGCTGTTGCAGGTCGGCGATGCGCTTTTCCAGTTCGGCAATGAGGTCGAGGAGGATTTGCTGTTGTTGACGAAAGCCTTCCGTGCCGAGATCGGCCATGCGACTCGGCAGATCGAGCAGATCCCGGTTGGCCTGCCGGAGCTGGTCTTGCAAGACCTCAATCGTGGAGCCAAAGGGGGTTTCAATGTTGATGCGCAGGTCCATGAGGCGTTGGGTTTGTTCCGTCAGCCGTGCAATCGCGTTGCCATAGGCGTTGACGATCTCGCCATTCTGGGTCACGGTATAGCCCAGCATCTTCTGCTGCTCGGTGAGCCCCCTGGTGCTCTGTTCGACCTCCCCTGTCCTCTCCCCTAGGATTCCCATGTCTTCAGCGGCCTTGAGGAGAGCAGGACTCAAATGGTCACGGAGATGGGTGCCAAACTTCATCTCGGCGGCGGTGACAGCGGTAAAGACTTCGTCAAAGCGCGTACCAAACGCATCCGCTGTTTGTGCAAAACTCGCCTTGATATTCCCGTTCACATCACGAAAGACTTTGAGCACCCCTTCCCCGTGGCGTTTGGCAATCGGGGCGAGCTGCGCCAGCACCGCATCCCAATCTTCAGGCAACTGCGTGAATTCGCCCTTATTAATGCGGTCAACCATCTCATGCAGCAGCCTGATCTGGTCCTGAACGGTCAGGGTGGTGGCCTTCGTCATCGCCTCGCCCGTCTCCTGCCACGCTTCCTGCACACTGCTGGCCGCGTCGCGACTGGCGATCACCTGCTTGCCATAGGCATCCTTGGTGAGGGCGAGCGTGCTTTCCGTCTGCTGCCTGGTCTGGGTGAGGAGCGCGGCGACATCGGCCGTAAACGCTGCTGCACTCCGTTGCTGCGCTTCTTTCGTCTCTATCCCGAGTCGTTCATAGACCAGGAGAATATCGTGCGCATTTTTGCGCGAGGTTTCCAGAAAGCGCTGTTGCGATGTGGCAAAGCGCGCGGGCAGTTCCCCGAACCGTTCCTCCAGAATGCGGGCGGCATCGCTATAGGCGTGTTGGATTTCCCTGGCCGAATACTTCCCAGATGCCGCCATCTTCTCCAGGCTGGACGTCACAATATCGACGGCATTCCCCAGGTCTTTCATCGGCATGGCATTGAGAATATCGCCGGGTTTCAGTTTCTCCAGGGCGCCCTGAAAGGCCGTGACGGAGACGTTGGCCTCTTGCAGGGCCTTGTTGGCCGCCTGCTGGGCCTCGGTGAGCTGTTCGGTAGCTTTCTTGGCACCCTCAGCGGCTTGTCTCTGTTGTGGCAGGGTCTGCGCCTGCTGCTGCACGGTGCCGGTGGTGTGCCCCACCTGGGCCTGCAACTTCGCCTGCGCCTCGCCCATGCGGGTGGTCCCCAGCACATAGCTCTGCGCCTGCTCTTCAAAGATCGCAGCGGCGTCACTGAGATCGGTGGCAACCCCTTTGACCGACTCCCCGAGCTGCTGCAAGCGTCCATCGGAGAGGCCAAGTTTCGTCGCCGTCTCATCGAGCGCCGCAATGATCTCGGCCAGCGGGGTCACGACCTGGACGGCCGATTGGCCAAAGCGCAGGAACGCGGCCACACTGGCGTTAAACGCGGCGTTGAGGAGGTCCCAGGCGGCGCTGACAAACTCGATGGTCGGGACGATATTGCCGCGTAAGAGCTGGTCGAATGTCTCAAAGGCGTTGTACGTCTGCCCGGTGGTCGAGCTGGTGCTGAGCAGGGTCGTATTCAGCTCCTGGAGCGTCGCGGTAAATCCCTGCACGACGCTGGTCTCTCCCAGGAGCCCGAGGAAGGTCCGCAGATCGGCGGTGAGCTGTTGGAGGGTCTGGCTCTCGGCAAAAGCGCGGTAGAGCTTCGTCACATCGCTGGCGAGGGTCGCAAGCACGCCCGTCACACTGGTAAAGGCGCTGAGGAGGGGCGGCGCGACTTCCTGGACCAGCCGGTCGAGCGTATTGAGAAACGTGGTCCAGGCCGCAGTAGCTCCCGAGAGGTTTTTCTGGGCCGCCTGATGCGCCAGACCTGTCACGTTACTGTAACTTTGGACGGTCTCGTTAAATGTCCCGAGCTGCGTTCCAGTCAGCGTCAATGCGGCCCGAAAGCCTTCCGAGTCGTTAATTAATGCTTTGAGCCGTTCCGCGCTGCCACCGGTGACCTGGTTCAAGCGCTCGAATAACCCGGCGAGACCGCCCTGGTCCAACACTTCCTTGACGTTGATGCCTTCAGCGGCGAGCCTGGCGCTGTTCTGGATGAGTTGTTGCAGGAAGGAGTTGAGGCCCGTCGCCGCCGTGTCGGCATTCTTAAAGGTCTGGGTCAGCACGGCCATGGCGGCGTTGGTGTCGATAAAGGACGCCCCCGCCGCCGCGGCAGTCGCCGCGACCTGGGGGAAGGCATTGGCGAATTCTTCCAGCCGTCCCTGCCCCCGCACCACCGTTTGCGTAAACACGTCCGTGATAAACTGGGCCTGCTCCAGCGGAATGCCGAAGGCGGCGGCGGATTTCGTGACCGCGTTAATGGCGGTGTCAAGCTGCCCGAGTCCGCCCTTCGCCAGTTCGGCGGATTGCGTGAGGACGGTAATGGCATTCTCCGCCGGGACGTTGGCGCCAAGGATATCGTAGAGTCCTTTGGCCAGTTCGGTCGAGGACCCCAGTGCCGGCGGGAGCGCGAGAAGCTGTTCTCGAAGCTTGCTCAGTTGCGCCGTACTGACGGTGCCCAGCGCGTCAATGGCGTTGAGGGCGGCTTCAAACTCTGTCGCTGCGGTCGCCGCGGCACTGAGGATGGTGACAACGCCCTGGACGCTGGCAAAACCAGCAGTAAGGCCTATCGCTGCTTTGGCAGAAGCGGTGAGCGAGGTGCTGAAGGCGTTTGTCACTTCTGTCCCTTGTTTCCCGGTGGAAACAAAACGCCCCATCTCATCGCGTGCACGCCCCGTACTATCCGTATAGGTTTGCGTGCTCTTCGCCGCCTGCGTGGTGGACTGACTACTCTGCTGCACGGTTTTGCTGGCATCGCTGATGGCTTTGTCGAACGCCCGGATCTGCGGCGTGCCTTTACTGTCATCCACGACGATGGTCAATACCACGGGTGGCATGGGCTGTCCTCCTAATCGCCGACTTCCACAATCGGTTCGGCTGCCGCATCCACGGTAATGGACACCTGTGCCAGCTCAGTCGTCCCGTTGGACTGAAAGACGGTCAGTTTGTCGGCATGTGTCGTGGTATCGCGCTTGTGGCCCGTGCTCATCGCCAGGGCGCCGTAGAGGGAATTGACGTCCAGACTTTCCCCATTGGCAGAGGCCTCGATGGCGCTCGTATGCCGCCTGGCGAGCACATCTGCCAGCTTCTGACAGGCATCGAGGGCGAGCTGGGCTGCCGTAATGGCGCCCACGGCCAGGGGCATGCCGGGTTGCGCATCGCTGGACAGCAGCACCTTGAAGTCCGTGCCAAGCGTGCGGGTGGGCTGGATCTGCACCATGACATCTTCCCAGACGCCATCGGGATCATGGGCCAGCACATCCACCTGATTGGCCGTCATTTCTGTGGCCGACAGTTGCACCCGCACCAGGGCGGAGCCCGCCGGCGCCACAGTGGGGAGGGTGGCGAGTGCGGCGAAGGCGCCGTGATCCTTACTGACGGTAAAATCCCCGGCGCTGAGCGGGGGATTCGTGAGGAGTTGGCCAGTCGCGGTGGCAAGCAATGTCACCGTCAATGCGTAGGCCACGCCGCGTTGTGGTTCAGGCATGCGCTTATTCCCCCTGTACGATGGCCTGGTGTCTGGCCTGCATGGCATCGTGCGTGGCCACGAGACGCAACACCAACCAGTCACGCTGGTAGTCATCCAGGGCGTCCAGGCGTTTGAGCCGGTAGACGGCCTCGAAGCCCAGCCGCTGCATCTGCCAGTACACATCCCAGGCCAATACGTCTTCCGGATGATCGGGCTCGCCTGGAGACACCCCATGCGTGCGCCAGAAATAGCAGGCAGCGAGGCCCCCCCTATCACAGGGCACGGGCTCCGCGTCTTCCCCGAGTTGCTGGCGACAGCTCCAACAGGTTAGGAGCGCTCCGCGGGGACTGACGAGGCGGAGCCGTTTGTCAAAAAAGCCTGATAGCGCTCCATCAATTGATCGGGGGACTCTTGCATGACCAGTTGATCGAGCTGCTGCAGTACGCTCAAGGGCAAATATTCCACCACCTCTTCGAGGTACGGCACCGGCGTGCCCTCCGCGTCCAGCAAATTCTCCCAGCCGCGCAGACAGTAGCGGCCAATCGCCACCAGCATGCCCATCGCGCCATACGTATCGAGGATGCCCCGCTCCGAGTATTCCCGTTGCAGGGCGATGCGATGCGAGGGTGGGAGGCGACGATACCAGAACGTCGTATCCCCCACCGTAAAGCTCAAGCGTTCATTGAGACCAATGAGAAAGACCGGACGTTTCACGGTATCGGCCATGACCATGTCCTCCTATGTCAACAAGGGATGTGCGGCTTCCCCACTCACCACCTCGACCAGCAGCGGCCCGGGCCGACTCCCTCCCGGCATGCCTGCCGCTGGCATGTCTGGCACCAGGGCGATGGCATCGAGGGTGAGTCCTGGCAACCCGACAGCCACCGGCCCTGGCACGGCGTTGGTTGTCCGCAGCAAGGGCAAGGAGCAGCAGAGTTGATACGCCTGCCCGCTGCTGCCAATCAGGCCCCCGGTACACCGCCACTGCGCCATGAGCGGCGTCTGCATGTCCCAGCGCTCCAGCCACTGATCACTGGCGTAGCGGGGCAGCTCGACATGCAGCGTCACCTGCGGCGCTGTCTCGCGCACATACTCTTCCGGGTGCAGTCCTGTGCGTGGGCCAAAGGTGGTCCGCAGTGGATTGGCCACGGCCAGGGTCAGGCGGCTGTAACACACCGTATCCGCCTCGGTCAGCGGTGTCGTGGCGCTGTAGGGTCCGAGACGTAACGCCGCCTGCCGCGCACTGACGAGCGGCCAGGCACCAGGGGTGAGCTGGTGCATGCGCTGAACCGTATTGACCGTGCTCTGCCTGGATAACGCGTAGCCCTGCAGGGCCAGCGCCCCGGTCACGACGTCCGCACTCGTCAGCGTGAGGGACGTCACGAGACTACTCCACAATTCCCACACACTCACCTGCCGCCACAGGGCACACGTCAGGCGTTGGTGCAGCGACGTGGTCGGACTCACTGCGTCCCAGGGTTCCCGACTGAGATCCGTGGCCACCTCATAGAGATGGCGATACGCGCCCCCGCTCAGCGCCTGCGGGTACTCTGGCGCCATGTACCCGAGGCCACAGGCCAGCACCGTTTCAAAGCCCTGATAGCGCCAGCGGGCATTGAGCGTCAGGCCAGGCGCGATCTGGACCGTATCGAGCGCGGTAGGCGCCAGGGCCTGCGCCCGCGTCACCACGTGCGTCTGCTGCACCCCCGGGCTGTACGTCGCCCCGAGAATCGGGAAGAGGGCGCGGACCCGGGCGGGCTGCGGCGAGGGCCACTCCTCGTTGTCCTCTGCCGCCTCATGCGCCAGCCCGGCCAGCGTCTGCCAGCCAATGGCCAGGGAGGGTTCGGGTTCCGGAGGCAGGATGACGCCCTGGCCCCACCGAAATGGCCCGAGGCCAAGGGCGAGCCCGCGCAGATCGCCGGGTGGCATCGTCGCTAGGTCTCCGTGATATAGATAATGGGGTTCGACGTGGCGACGGTCACGGACGCGCCTGGCGCTTCATCGACCAGCGCCGGAGGGGTCTCCAGCGTGAGCTTCGTCGCGGTCCAGGTGACCGCCGTAAACGTCCCATTGTTGCCCGCAGTCGTCGCGCCACTCACCGTCACCTGTGCCCCTGGCGTGATGTAGGGGAAGGTGCCCCCCGTGATGGCAATCGAATTATCCGCGGCGGCAAACGTGACCAGGGCGCTGGTGGTCACGTCGTCGCCACGGGAAATGGAGGCTTCCACGCTCAACGTTCGCGCTCCTGGCCCGGTCGTCGGCGCTTGCGCCGTGACCAGCACCAGGTTGGGAATGACCAGGCGCTTTGTCTGTCCGGTCGTCGGATGCGTGTAGAGCAGATCCGCTTGCAACCGGGTGTACTGCTGGCGCCAGGTGAGGAGCTGTTCTTCTGCCGTCGTGAAGCGCGGGAAGGTCAGCGCCAGCCGAAACGTCAGAAAATCGTTTTCGATCGGCTCCAGAGGGTTCTGGGAGCAGTTTGTGTACGTTTCGTCCATCGGCCGACTCATCGTCAGCGTCAATTCTGACACGCACAGGTCATCGGTCGGAAACGTCAAGGCGTGGTCCTGCGTGCCCATGAGCAGGCGCAGATGGTGATGCAGCAGCCGCTTGGCGTCCTGCACCAGCCCGACCAGATGGTCATGCGTGTTCAGCGTCGAATTGAGGGTCAATCCACCGGGGATGAGACTGGTTTGCAGTTCGACGCCGTCCGCGTTACTCGTCCACACCACCTGCGTGGCTTTACTCCCCTTATACTCCCACACGCCCGCCACTTGCTTGTCGATCGCGACGGTCAAGCCCTGCCCTTGCAACGAATCCAACAAATCGTAACGGCCGGTATCAAACAGGCCCAAAAAATGTTTCAGCAGGACGAACTCGTTCAGATATCGCATCGGCACGACGACATCGCCACTGGCCGAGAAATTGCCTTGCTCTGGCGTGCCCTGGGTCGGGGATCCTTGCAAGGAATCATCCGGAATTTCGGCGTACACGTCGTTGAGGGATTCACTCGTACTCGGGAGGACCTGGGTGGTCAGCACCGGCGTGCCGTATGGATCTTCAATGCCCACCCCGATCCGCGTACGGTAGCCGATACTGGTCACGGTTGGTGGTGCAGCCATACGCGTCTCCTATGGGGTGTTCGCAAGCGCAAAGGTTTCGACGGGCAGACTGCACTGTGCCAGATGCACCAGATGCGTCTGTCCGAGCATGCTATGTCCAACCTCTTCAATCTGCAGCGGCCCGACGCGGTCGAGGAGTCCCACCGTATGCGACGGCCGCAGCAGCATGGCAATCTGTTCCAGCAGATCCTGCATGACTAGCTCGGAGGCCTGCGGGTCGTCGACCGTGAGATAGCCCCGGAGCATCACGCGGTCCTGGCCTCGATCCTCCAGTCCCGGCAGCCGCTCGCCTGGCGCGCTCTCGCGGGTGACTGTCCAGGCCCGGAGCGCTGAGGCAGGGCCGAACACCGACGTTGCCTGCTCTGGCGTGACCACGAGTCGCTCATAGGGATGGACCTGGCCGATGTTCGG